ATGAAGAGGGGGGGGTCCCTTTTGCGAGACCCCCCTCCCCTCACGCTGCCTTCGGAACGCGCACCTTGATGTAGAAACCGTCGGCGTGGTTCTCAACGATTTCGTTCATCGCCTGATCGATGGCGACCGCCTGGTCGGCCTCGCTCAAGTCATCTGATGTGAACGTTACCCTTGCCAGGTAGGCAGGCGTGTTGTAACCAGCACGGGCGTCCCATGCTAGCCACTCTGTGTACTGATCCACTGGCGAGTAAGGGTTGTCGCTAGTGGACAGCATGTACTCATCCATCACTCAACCCTTCCTTCACTGTGGTGACACTGATGCCGAGTGCTGCTGCGATCTCTGCCTGTGTCTTGCCCTGTGCGGCCATGGTCTTGGCACGTGCCAGGTTGGCACCACTCATGAGAGTGCGTGCACGTGGGGTGGCAAGGCTCTTCACCTTGTCCACATCAGTGTTGTCCAGGATCTGCTTGAGCTTGTGGTTACTGATAGCCCCTGCCTGGATTGCTGCCCACTCATCTGGTGTGATGTCCACCAGTTCCTTCTTCGCACCCATGCGTGCACGTGCCTCAGTGAGAGCTTGACTCTGTGCTCTCTTGATCTGCGCATTGTCCATGTTGGGATTGGCCGCCCTCTTTGCCGAGACCACGGTGTCTGCAAACACCTGGGCCTGACGTTCACGAGGACTGTTACGCAAGGCGTTGTTGAGCTTGGCATCCAGGCTTTTGACCTGGGCGTCATACACCTTGGCCGCCGAAGGCGAACGTGTAACAGAAGGCTGTGCAACCATGGACTTACGGGCCTCGTTTGCCAAGGCCTTCATCCTGTTCGAGTGGTCTGCATAGACCCTCTCGATCATGGTTCCACCATCCTTAGAGACCAGGGTGTGTGCATCATCGGTCTCCCGAAGCTTCACAGAACGCTGGGTCTTGAACACAGTCTTGCCCGTGTTGGGGTCGACATAGCTCTCACCGGTCTCCTTGAACACCTTCTTGCCAGTGGCCTTGTCAATCGGGCCACCATCAGACATGCGCTGAGGCTTACGTGCTAGGACGTGGGTCTGAGAGGTAGCCCTAGAGATCAGGGTTGCAGCACCTCCAGCACGCCCATCATCCCGAGGCTGGTACTTCTTCTGCAGAGCCAGGACACCGTTCTCCCTTGCGGAACGACGGTAATCCAGATTGTGCTTCTCTGCATCGATGACCACCATGGAATGGCGAACCGCACGAGCCAGCTCATCAGGGCTGGCCTTCTGAATGGTCATGTCCGTGATGAGATTGGACACGAGCCCCATCTGCTGCTGCTTGGCACGAGGCGTCATCTTGGGCATGCCCTCATACGCCGGGTACTCAGCCTTCGCATCGAACCCCTTCAGCTTCTCCAGTGCAGGAGTCGACTTCAGAGCGCCCGAATTGTTGGGGATCACCAGAACGGAGTCACCATCGAAGTCAGCCCCAGACAGCCTTTCGGCCACCTTAGAGTTGATACCGATGGCATCCTTCGCCTGAGGCCCGATCATTGCACGGGCCTCGCGGTTCTTGTTGTTGACCGTCAGTTCAGGGATCTCGAACGTGCCACCGTGTGGGTAGCGAATGAGAGCTACGCGTTCCCCGTCCTTGTAGTTGGGGGCGTAGACCTCGGTGTCCTTGAGCGACTTGACGGGGAGAATGGCGTGTGACGCCTGCCGAGGCAGGGCCGCAGCCTTGAGGTGGACAGCTGCCGAATCCACGCCTTCCGAGTAGGACTGAAGGAGCTTCGCCTTGACAGCGGGGTTGTTCAGAGCCAGGATCTCATCCAACTCTTCACGCTTCCGGTCAAACGCCTGCTTCAGCTGAGCTTCCGCAAGCTTGGGGCTCTGCTTGGACAGAACCTGTGACGCGATGCTCTTCTTCCAGCCTTCCCAGTCGCCTTCCTTGTTCAGGATATTTACAGCGCTGGTCAGCTCGGTGACGCGGCCCGTCTCATCCGTCTTGCCGATCTGGCTGGCAATCTGGGCTCCGAACGGGTTGTCCTTGTCGATGTTGCCATCCGCATCCTTCTGAAGGGGCTTCAGGACGGTGTTGTCCTTGTCCCCGATCATCGGGGTTCCCTTCTTCTTGTTCGTGTTGAACGCTACGTCCACTCCAGGCGGAAGGTCGTCCTTGTAGACGGCCATGCCCTTCAGGTAGTGCGTTCCATCGACCATGATGCGGACCTGGGCGTAGCGAGAGGACCCCAGAGAGAGGTCTTCGACGCCAGGACGGATGTACATGACACCGTCGGCCTGACCGCCGCCGTCTTCGTCATAGATGACGGAAACGCGCGACGAATCGATCGACTTAGGCGGCAGGATCCCGAAGAAGGTCCGACCACCATCATCCGTCTTCTGTTCGATCTGACGGATGTTCTCCATGTTCATCTTGACGTCGCGGTAGGTCGTGCCGGGAGGGCAGAGGACCTTGATCGTCGTCTTGTTGCCGGAAGCGGTGCCTTGCTGCTGCACCTGGACCTTCAGAACCGAGTAACCCTCGTCCTTCAGGATCGCTACGGCAGAGCCGAGCTTCTCGTTCGAGATTCCGCGAGTGGTGGCGACACCCTTTCCGATGTCGATGTATCCACCCTTGTCCACCTCATTCCTGAGGATGCTCGCGGTTTCAGTCAGGATGTCCTGCTTGTCCTGAAGATGCCGGGCAAGGAGCGAACGGACCGAGGACTCGTTGATCTTCATCCTCTCACCGATGGCCACATTGCTGTAGCCCTTCTCCTTGAGCTTCACCGCCATACCTACGTCCTCAGCGCGCTTGGCGTTGATCGCGATGGTGTTGGTTTCCCGGAGTTCCTTGATGGTCATCCCGAATCCCTTGGCGATGTCAACGTCCGACATCCCCTTTTCACGAAGCTGCGCGATGTTGTCCAGGAAGGACACGCTACGCGAGTATTCGGTGTTGCCGGAGCCCCAGGGATAGCGCCCCGACTTGCGGAGCACGCCGTAGTGGGCCAGGTAGTCGTCCTCGTCGAGAATCACGACAGCTCCGCCTCCTTCCTCTCTCGAATGAGCTTGTCGAAGAACTTCGCCTTCTCCATCATCCTGAACACGATGTCCGGGTCGACGTCGAAGATCTGCACCTCATCGTTCTGGTAGATGCGCGCTTCCATCGTGAGCTCGAACGGCGCGAAGCCGTACTCAAGACAGAAGAGAGCGCAGTACAGCTCGAGCTGCGTGACCTTGGCCGGCGTGACGCCAGTCTTCAGGTCGTGAATGCGGAGGTGCATCTTGGAGATGGTGAACTTCAGCGCATCGGCGGTGCCGAAGAACTCGGGCGAGAAGAACAGAGTCTGCTCGGGAGTCATCCGGTAACCGATGGCGTCGTTCACGTACATGTTGAGGGTCTTGGGTGAACGGGGCAGCTTGATGCCATCCCTGATCATCCGCATGGCCAGCTCGTGCAGCCGGTCCCCCTTGGCTGCCGCTTCCTGCGAGGCGAGTACGCGAAGGAACTTGTCTTCGTCGTAGTTCACCCAGTGATACTGGCTCGGGCTCAGCCGAGCATGCAAGCCCTCGAGCTTACGATGCTGGTTGAGAACAAAAGGCCTGTTCAAGGTCATGAAGGACTTCCTCTTCATTTTCGGGGCAGATCATCGCAGCAAATGACATGTTGTCCAACTGCTCGATGTACCACTCTTGGTTCGGTTCGTACGGAGCGTCCAAGTAGGCTTTCACCTCGAGAACACCCCAGTAGCGCCTCCATAGGATCGTGAGATCCGGGAACCCTTGGATGTAATCCGTGTCGTTCTTCAGGATCACACACCCGGGGAACATCGCCCGGAGGCGCTTGATCAGCAGTCCTTGGTAACGGGACTCCAGCATGATGGCCTCCATTCGCGCGAAAAAGAGAGGGCGTGGGTTTGGTTATAGCCACTCCTTCTATTATATGGCGCGAATCTGACGCGGGTAAATACCACATCAGACTTCAAAGAGGCGGAATTTCTGGTAGGTGGGGAAGACGAACGTCTCCTCCGTGACGCACTTGATCACGTCTTGCCAGAACACTCCGTTGCGAACGCAGATGTCTTTGATGCTGTCATAAACCTCCTCACTGTCAATGTCGATGAATGTTCCACGTGCAATGTGGAACTCTGGGTTTCGGAACTGGCGGTGGTACTTGATGGCGAACCATCGTGGACGCCAGACCAAGTTGTCAGCCCGGCAGTTGGTCAACTCCCCATCCATGTGAATGGGTGTGTCGAATATCTCCTGATCGGGCTTAGGTACGAACGCCTCTGCAACCATCCGCGCCACCGACCTGGTGACCAGCTGCTTCCTCGTGTCGTACAACGTGATCTTGACGATGCCCTGCCCGTTGATGGACAGCTTGCGTGGAATTCCCGTCTTGATGTTTGCGATGTCGCCCTGCTCACTGACGGCGTAGTCAGGGAACTCTTCGAGCTCGTGCCACTGCACTCTCATGATCCTCCTTTCGAGGGTCGTTTTGTTCTGCCAAGATTCCGCAGGGAAACTACTCCTATACAACCTAACTCAATACTATAGTATTAAAATAGGTCGCGTGAAAGTAGTTAGAGCCCTCAGTTTTGGCAGAATTAGCCATTTCAGGGCGTCCAGAGCCTCTGAGAGGCCTCATTGAAGGACTTTTTACTGTCCAGGGCCCTTGCAACAGCCAAATCGATGAACGAATTGCTCATCAGCCGGTAGTAGTGATGGTCGACGAACGGACTGTTCATCCGGTCTGTGCGTCCGTACGACTGGTGCCAGTGCTTGTAGCTGTACGTCATTGAGTAGTGGCATGTCGCGTTTGTGGTGATGCAATTCCACCCTTCCGAGCCTGCCGCGTACTGCACAAGGTAGACCCAGTTGTCACTCGTCGGTACTGGTTGGTGTTTGTGACCGTTCCACTCGGCCACTTCCGGAAACTTCTCCTCGGTTTCCCAAGGCGGACCTGCCAGCATCCGCAATTTCTCGAGCTCGTAGTTGAAGTTGTAGAACACAATCAGCTTCGGGTGAACCTGTGTGAGCGTCTGCACAGCCGCCAACCGCGTAATATCGGAGTTGACAACCTTTCGCATCACACTGAACAGCTCGGCTACGTCCCGGATCGGCCTCTCCTCGTACGGATTCCATCGCTTCTCCTTGACTAGATCGAAGAGCTCCTTGTTGTAGGAGACCTCTATCTCGTGCTGGATCCTCCTTGTGTGGGACTGGAAGGGCATGTGGACGAGTACATTTTTCCGGTGGCGAACAAGCGTGCCAGTTTCGAGGTATCGATCGACCTTCGGGAACTTACTGAAAGTGTTGTATACAACATGGCGCTGCTTGAATTCAGTACGATTCTTGTACCAACCGTTGGCAACAAACACAGGGATGTAGTCAAGCCACGTGTCGCCCGGCGTCGCGCTGAGCATAATCCACTGGTTAGACTTGGCAAGGGAGATGAACGTACGGCTCCAGGCTCCACTTCCCACAACACGTTGTTCGTCAAATAGAAAGAAAGCATTCTTCACTCCTGCGTATTTCTTGATGTTGTTCCAGGTGTCAACGACGACGTTGATGCCGTCGAGGCTGTCGTCATGGGTCCCGAGCCCGATCTTCAGGGCGTCCTCTTCCCAATCCAACTCATCCCGCTTCTTCTTGGTCGTCAGGATGTACAGGTCGCGCGGCTCCTTCATGGACGGGATGTTTGAGAGATCACCCCCACACACCTTCTCGTAGAAGTAGGCAAGAGCCGTGATGCCCTTGCCTACTCCCGTGCCCCCATAAAGGATCTTGCCGTTCGCGAGCTGCTCTACCGCTTTACGCTGGTGCGGTTTCAGCTCCACTCTCATGAGACTCCAATCGATCGTCCATCATGTCCACCATCTGGTCCAGGATCAAGCAGATGATCTCCGGGTCACTGAACGACTCCAAGTCCAACTTGTGGATGACCTGGAAGTTCCAGTAGTACATGCCGTCGTAGGTGAGCTCGAAGGTGATCTCGTACCAGTCCTCGAGGTTCACACCCTCGTCGAACTCACTGCCTCGGTACTCCTTCTTCGGACCCATGTAGGCCTTGATGTTCTCCCACCGCTCGTCAGGAAGGGTCATGGAGCACCTCCACGTTCTCGATCCCGTAGCCGAACGCGTTCTTCTGTGCGTCCAGCGAGAGGGAGGAGAGCCTGGCGTTGGTGATGACCTTCGTCTCCTCCTCATCGATGTTCTTCAGCAGCTCGACGTTGTCCTCGATCCACTGGTCGAACTTCTCCTGGGTCATGTAGTCGGGCTTGTGTCGCTTGATCACGTCAAGCTGGTGTTGCGTGACGATCAGTTTGTTCGCCATCAAACCACTCCTTTCGGTTCTTGAAGCTCAGATATAGGGAGAACATGCGGGGACACCAGGGAAGGTGCATCCCAGTGTCTCCCGTCCAGTTGATGAACACCCGAGGGAGATAGCCCTTGTAGGGCCAGCGGAACTTGATCTGCTTCATGGTCATCCGTTCTTACTAGCGGTCAGTGTTGCTTGGAATGTGACATAGCGCGGGTCCATGACCTTGGTGAGGCGGATCATCTCGCCCATCTCAGCGTCGTCTCGCTGCGTCCGCACGCGATGCTCGGAGTCGAGCCATGGCCGACAGACAATCAGCCCGAGCCACCAGTAGATCCGCCAGGACGCAGTACCGACAGACCAAGCCGTCCGGGTAACGCGTCCAGAACCAGACATTGATCTTCTCCCTCTGCTCCTCCGGGTACTCGTTTTTGATGTCGTTCTTGATGTGCTTGATCTGCATGTCGATGTCCTGCAGGGTGCGCTGCAGTTCGTTCAGCAGGCTGTCGTCGTACTGAGTGGCCATCAGTTGAACCTCTTCCTTGGGCAGCTCTTCTTGTGCTCCTGCCCCCAGATGGGAGCGAAGTTGAACTTGCTGATCACCTGCACCTTGCAGTGCTTGCAGATGAACTTCTTGCGGGGTGTCTCACGCTTCGCGTACTGGGGCATCGTCCTTGGGTCCTTCCCAAATAAGGGCCACCTCACGGAGGCAGCCGGCATTGATGATGTGGAGGTCGGGCTCGTCCTTACCCATTGCGCCCATGACATCCGTGAGGGTCACGGTTGCCGTGAACTCGTCAAGGTTGACGTCGAAGCTGGGGTGGATGACCAAGTCCATGGACACCTCGCCCGTCTCGATGTTGCGCTGAAGATTCCTGGCGTAGCCGAGGATCTTCTCGTGGTTGTAAGCCTGGGTGATCGGGATCTTCTCGATGTTCTCGGCGAGGTAGATCGATCCCTTCATCGCAAGCGTGCGCATCCCTGGGAACGGGACACCCTCGATGCAGATGACCTTACGCATGGCACTCCTTATGGTATTTAGTCGTAAAAGGGAGAGGGCGTGTAGCCCCCTCCCCTCTACGGTGCGTGGGTGTTACTCGTCGTCCTTGGGGGGATCAACGATCTCGCGGAAGCGCCGAAGCTCTTCCATCTTGATCTTGATCATCGGGTCCTCCCAGTTGGCGTGTTCCGCCAGGATGTCGTACTGCTGGGCGAGCAGACGGTACTGCTTGGTCTGCGCCTTCGACGTGGCGGTGGCCAGAGCCGACAGGAGAATGACTTCCCCTGACAGGATCATGCAGAGGGTCTTGAAGATCTTGACCTGCTCCTTGAGCGTCGGCTGACGCCCCATGAAGTACTGGAACATCAGAAACCCCTCTTGATGCCGTCGGCGATGTGACGAGCGTGACGCTTGATGGCGTACATGTCCGTCTCGGTCGGGAACATCTCACGCGCCATCTTCAGCGCGTAGTCGTTGATCCGCTGGTTCTGGTCGAGGAAGTCCGGCGCTGCAGCAACCGGAGGAAGCTCCTGGACACGAACCGTGGGGTCGTAGTGCGGGATCCGCATGTGGAGCAATCCGAAGATCGCTCGCTCAGCCTGCTCCGGCGTGTGGAAGTTCCCGGGCAGGGGGTCGAGGTCGACGTCGATCTCGAGGGTGATACGTGTGCGCTGCATGGCTTGTCCTTTCGGAACATTTGGTTGGATGATGCAGAGAAAGACAAGAGCCTGTGCGGGAGGGCACAGACTCTTGTCTGGGAGTTGTTACTTCTTGAGGAAGTTCACGTAGAGCACGATGTAGTCGTCTCGTGCATCCGAGTCGGGCTTGTCGTCGTAGTAGCCGGCGAGCATCCGGTCCGACACGATGTCCTGCGCCTTGTTGAACGCGATGAATTCGGGCGAGTAGAAGCTTTCAATCTTCGACTCGATGTCAGTCATCGCCTTCTTCTGGCGGTGGATTCGAACGGACTGGATGGTCACACCGGTAACGGTAACGGCAACGGCAGCGACGGCGGAGGCGGCGAGCTTGATGTTGTTGATGTTCATGGTGGGTCCTTCAGTTGTAGGGGTCTCACCATAGGGCGTGCATTCTTCGCGAGCTACTCGGGCTTGAGGATATACCGAGCAGCCGATCCGAAGAATCCGAGGTTCAGCGACTGCCTCCGCCCACCCGTGATGGGCGTCACGCGGTGCAGCAGCCAGTGCGGGAAGACGATGATCGTCCCCCTGGTGCGCGGAGCCTTGACCGAGTGCGGGTGCACGACGAACTCCAGGTCCCCGCCCACGTACTCGCTCGGGTCAGTCAGAAGGACGACCGCAGTCATCTTCCTGTCCTGGCCCGGAGCGCCGTCCATGTGCAGCTGGTAGCTCCCGCCCTCGGTGTACGTCTGTACCCAGCCGGCCGTCTCGCCGCGCAGGGTGTACTGCCAGTAGAGCTCGTTCAACACGAAGCCGAGGTTCTCGACCGGCACCACGCTACGCGGAGTGGGGTAGAGCTCTCGGGTGACGGCGTTGCAGTGCTCGAACTCGTAGGGCTCCTCCTTCATCGCGTCTTGGATGATGGCGTCACACAGAGCGTCGTCCAGGTAGCCCTCGTTGATGAGGGCATAGGGCAGCTCGTTGGGAGTCATGAACTCCGGGGTCCTCTTGGCCGCAGCCTCCAGGTAGCTCTTGCTCGGGAAGGTGCTGAACTTGTCCATCTTGATCCTTTCTAGATATGGGAAGTGATGGGGGACCCGGGGTCGAAGCGAGCCCCCCACCACGTCTATTTGGCGATCAGTACCACGTTACTGAGGTAATGCCCCGTGGCGGGTACGTAGTCCTCGCAGGTCACCACGACTAGGCGGTGTCTGCCGGTCTGTGAGAACAACGTCGGAGCAGCCTTGGCCAGCTGCGCTTTACTGATCACCCTGTTGCTCGAAACGGTGTACCGCTCTCCTGCGACACGAAGAGTCGACCCCAGGGGAACATCCTCGAGATTGTCGAGAGCTCCACCCCCGTCGTGAACGGTATAACCAACGAGCAACGTGACGCCCTTACGAGCGCCAACCTTGGAGCCCCACCACCCCACCGTTTTGGGATCGGCCGGCATTAGTCCCTCAGGGAAGCCCTAGGAAAAATATCCCCTAGAGCAACCCTCAGGGGCTCAGTCGTCGTCGACGACCGTCTCCTTCGTGGTGATCTCCGGGTGCGCCTCGGCGAAGGCCTGGGTGGTGATCTCGCCGCTGCTCGCGTTGCGGAAGATGTGCCGGACGTTGTCCGGCTTCTCGTCCTTGACCGTGCTGTCGAAGTGCTCGTCCACGTCGGTGACGCGCTCGAAGGACTGGTTGAACGCCTTCGGGGTGTACACCTTGTAGCCGGAGCCGGCGAACAGGATCCAGTCGTTGACGAAGGCCTTGGTCTGGCGCTCGTTCAGCGGGCGGTGCACCCGAACCTTGATGTAGTTCTCACCGGCGTCGGTGGACTCGACCTTGCCCTGACACCACTTGGCGACGTCCTGCATGTTGCCCTCGGTGATCTGGACGGCGTCCACGTAGAAGGGCTTGCGGGCGAACTTTTCGGTCTGAAGGGTCATCTTGTTTTCTCTCTCTTCGGGTTGACGGTCAGCTGGCGATGTACTGCTTGCGGAACTCCGCGTCGCTGAGCACGATGATGTTGTTGTCGGCGAGCAGGGTCACCCACTGTCCGACCTGGCACTCGACCAGCTCGTTGTAGGTGTTCTGCATGATGAGCTTCTCCGGGACGGCGGTCTCCTCGATCTCGCTCATCTCGTTGAGAGAGAACGTCGAGTGGGCCGTAACCCATGTGGTGCTGAAGCCGGCAGGCGCGAGACCGAGAGCGATCGCTTGAGCGCTGGCCCCTCCGCCGGTGAACTGCAGCGCCTCTACCTGTGAGGGGCGCTTGGTGTACTTGGTCATGCTTCCTCCTCAAGGAAATGGATCTCTCCACGGTTCCACTTCTCGAGCCAGGCCTTCTCCCGCACCTTCTGCTTGTGCTCCTTGGTCCACAGATATGCGTTGCGGACGAACACGGCGGTGTAGAAGAAAGCCCCGACCAAGAAGCCGAGCTGATCGGAGATGATGGCATAGGCGAACCAGAGGATCTGGCAGGCGATGTTGATGTACCACGCCCACCAGATCTTCCGTCCCGCCAATATGAAGCCGGCTACCCCCACAACGGAGAGTAGCCAGCTCCAGTACTGGTCGTTCATGACTACCCCTTCGTCTTGACGATCAGGAAGGGGTCGCCGAGAGCCATGGTGGCCTCTCGAACTTCCGTGGTCGCCTCCGACATCTCCTTGGCGGCAGCACGGAAACGATCCTCGGCGGCGACGAGGCGGTCGACCTTCTCCTGGTCAACCTCCATCTGGACCCGGATGATGTTGGAGGCGGCCATCAGTCCATCAGCTCGGCTTCGTAGATCGGCTCACCGTCGTCAGTGTGACCGACCACAGAAGCATCCTGGTCCCCGCCGGCCTCGATGGCCAGCGGCTCGTTGTTGTCGATCTCCGGGACGGTGGCGTACTTGAGCTCGAGGGCGTCCTCGTTCATCGTGATGGCCAGCGACTTGACGTAGGCCTTGACGCCCGTGTTCTCACGCACGGTCCAGCGGTAGGGGTTGATGAGCACGTCCGCCTTGGCGATCTCGACCCAGTCGAGGATCTCCACCTCGTGCTGACCCAGGCGAACCCGACCCTTGCTGGCGATGAGGAAGATGTTCGGCGGCCGGCCCTTGTAGCCGACGGAGACCTGGATGTAGTAGTCGCCCGGGGTTCCGTCCTGACGGTCCTTGAGCTTCTTCACGTTCCAGGCGTCCGCGATCATCATCTCGGCCACGTGCTCCGGGATGATGACACAGAAGTTGCGGTCCCCTTCGCGGTTGTACTGGCCCTCACGGCCGGCGAAGTTGCGGAAGACGATCTTGGCGTCCTCCACCAGGAGCTGGTTGTTCTCGTCCTCGAGCAGGAGCCACCCGGGGGCGTACGGCTGCTCGATCTCCTTGGTGCCTCGTCCACTCGTCGTGGACAACTCCTTACCTGCCATCGTTCTTCTCCTTGTCTCCCTGCAGGATCTGGTCGATCGCAGCCTGCTGGGTGGGGTTGAGGAAGACTTCGCCGTCGATCTCGAGGATGTCCTCGGAAATCGACTCGCCGTACTCCTCGAGCTTGTTGATCATGTCAGCCAGCTCCATCACGCTGACGCGTGCCGCCTTCTTCTTCTGACGGGCGAGCTTGGCCTTCTTGGCGCGCTTGGTGACCCTGGACTTCGGCATCAGGCGTCCTCTCCGAGCAGGGCTTCCCGGACGTCATCCGGAATGAGGTGCTCTGCACGAGGCAGGTCCTCCAGCATCTGCCGACGGGACTCCATGGCCGACGGCAGCTTGTGGCCGTCGTTCTCGCCGAGGGTGATGTTCGCCATCTAAATATCTCCTTTGGTGGGCGTTCTTACAGGGTCTCGGTGTACTGGGCCTCGAACACACCGGGGTTCACGACGTAGAAGTTCCCCGCAGAGTCCTTCACGACGTACTGGCCCACGCTTGCGCGCTTCTTGCCGTCGGCGGTGACGACGTTCAGGCCCTCGGTCCACCCGTGATGGGCGTGCTCCTCCTCCACGATCTGGGCACCGCCGGCCCAGTTGGAGATCTCGGACGCGTTGTCGTCCGTGAGGAGAGCCGCCTCGACCTCGAAGGCCGGGGTCAGCTTCTTGTGGTACTTGCGGGCATGGCGAGTCGGAAACGACTGAGTCATCGCTTCACCTTCCTCTTGGCGCGCCATCCGAGGATGGCTGCGAGCCGAGTGTGACCGTTCATGCGGAGTCGGAACTCCCAGCCTGCGACGGTTCCCTCGACCCAACGGATTGGGTTGATCATGCTTCCTCCTCCCAGAGATCGGCACAACATCCCTCGTGCTCGTGACAGCAGCCGACGCGGTATCCCGAAGGATCCCACATGCGGCATCCCTTCAGACGCCCCTCGTAGAAGGCCATCATCTGTAGGTACAACAGCGGGTCGGCCCACTGGTAATCAAGCATGTAGAACATTGTGACTCCCTGAAATATAGAGAGGGGGCCCCGTAGGACCCCCTCTAGGGTGAGTTACGACTTGTGGAACTCGTCGTAGTTGCCGAACTTCCAGATCGTGTCAGCCGCCTTGTCCGCCAGAGCGTCGTAGTACGACATGTCGATCTCGTGCACGTTGGGGTCATACATGGATGTCTCCACCCACAAATATCCCTTCGTGCCCTGCACTGCATGGGCCTTCCCCTCGTCGTCGATCCGCAGGAGCATAGCGCCGTTGGAGCCCTCCTTCACGGGCACGAACCGTCCGGTCCGACCCACGAACTTGAGCCCCTCCTTCGCCGTCACCATCGGGGTGTCGAACTCGAAGTTCAGGTACATCGCTCCCTTCTGAACCTGCTTGGTCTGAGCCAGGTCCTCCAGGGAAATATCTTCCCCGGAGAAAAGCGACTTGTAGACGTAGGGCTCGGCGAACTGAGCGCCCACCGCTTCCCACGTCCCGATCTTCTTCGCCTTGGCTGCCCAGCCGACGTGTGCGATGTACACCGCGTCGTTGACAAGACAGAACTTGTCGTAGGTCGCCTCGTGCTCGAAGTCGTAGCCCCACTTCTTGCCGAACTCGAAAATGAACTCGGTGAGCTCCGGCGTGGGGTTTGCAACCTTGATGGAGTCCGTCTTGATGTGAATCGCCTCGAACCCCATCTCCTGAACAGCGTGCTTCAGGTCGATCATGAACAGAGCACCGCGCTTGGCGACGATGTTGTCCTTGTTCCGCAGGTCCCTGAACGGGTTGTCGAACTTCGCACTCGTCATGCCGTACACGATGTTGATCACGATCTTGAGTGCGTAGGAAAGAGCCTCTGCGTCGGCCACGTTCCCCAGGTGAGACTCGAGCTTGCCACCCAGCATCTTGCGCGCTGAGTCGTAGTCCTCGTGCTTGATCGCGATTCGCGCGTCCAGCAGCGCCTTGAAGTTCGGGGTGTACGGCCCGAACAGGTTCAGCTGAACGATCGAGGTCGGGTGCATCGAGGCGACGTCGTAGACCGCCACGTTCTCGTACATGCCTGGAACGGCGTGCACGTAGCCACCCTCACCAACCAGCTCGCCGCGGTAGTGCGACTTGCCCAGATCGAACTCGTATCCCGGGAAGTCCCGGGACAGGTCGGTGTACTCGAACGACTGCGAGGCGTTCCGGTCTTCACCGAATATGATCCGCGCAGTGTGCTTCTGGGTCGTGTCGTTCACCGTCAGGCCGGACAGGTCCGCCAAGATCTGGCGTGCCACGAAGTCCTGCTTCAGGTGGTTGAACACAGCCTCCGTCGCCTCGACGTCGTTGCAGCAGTACGCCACAACCTTGTCCCACAGCTCCTCCGGGACCGGCTCGTCCCAAGGAATATCCATCTCGACGTGGTTCAGACCCAGCTGGATCTCCCAGAGCTTGAGGCTCTGCTTGATCGCGGCGAAGTCGAAGATGTCCGCGTAGCTCAGACCGTAGGCCATGGCGAACATGGCGTTCTTGTCCTTGCCGACGATCATCTTCTGAGACAGCTTGTAGAGCTGCTCCGTCGTGTACCCCATGAAGGCGGCGTACAGGATGTGATTGTCGTAGCGACGGTTGTTGAAGCCGACCAGCTTCATCTTGAGCAGGTGCTCGATGTCCGCAGGCTTCGGGTTGATCATCTTGACCATGTCCGCGTCGCCCTCGAACTTCCAGCAGACGACGAAGAGGTTCGGGTAAACCTCGAGGTCGAAGAACACCAGCCTCTGCTCCTGCTGGCTGGTGGCCAGGATCGTCGGCTCGTCCGGGTGGATGGGGTCCTCCCCGAACTTGCGGTCGGCGTCCTTGGAACTGAACTTCATCTCCTGAACCAGCTTGAGCGCTCGGTCCTTCGAGTTGGAGCTCCCCATGGCGAACATCAAGATGCCCGCCCGCATGTCCGTCAGGTCATACGTGTAGCCGGCGTCATACGCCTCGTCGAGCAGCTTCTTGACGAAGTCGACGTTGGAATATGTGCCGGGATGGAACTCCTTCTTCAGGCACCGAACGACCATGGCCCGGAGACCCTGCTCGCTTCGGATCACTCTCTGATCGTGCATCTTGGTCTTCTCCTTCAGCGGCAGGCCGCTAGAGATGGTGGCGATTGGGACGTGGTTGCACTTCGACAGCAATCGCCTGAGAGAAGAGTCCCCAGGATATACCTTGACCTCGATGCCCTCCGAGTAGTCGGTCCGGAGAAGAGAGGTGTCACCGTCGTAGATATAGTGCAGGTGAACGCCTGCACCACTCTTGCTGAGCTCCGCGTAGGTAGCCGGCCAGTTGCTCGCCGCCTCCAGGTTTCGCTCCAGGGACTTCTCACCATCGTCGCCCTTGAGGTCGAAGTCGATGATGATGTGTCCTTCGGGCACCTTCACGAAGTGGAGCTGGCTCGTGTCGATGTCCTTCAGCGTGGTCGAAATATCCGACCACTTGCGCTTGGGTGTCTCCCACTGGCTCGCGTACTGAGCAGGCATGTCTGCCCACTCAATATCGATCAGGGAGTCGTGCTCCTCGATCACCAGCGAGAAGGTCGGCGCGTCCTTACTCGGTGCCTTGAACTTGTTGGCGTTGAAGCCTGAGTAATATGAACGGACCATGTGACCATCCACCTCCTGTCGGTCCTTGAAGTCGTCGAAGTAGTTGCGAAGCTCCTCGCGGAACTTGTACTTCGGCAACACCCACTCGATTCCGGAGTCTGAGCAGTACTCCTTGTACAGCATGTACGCCTGTGTCAGCGACGCGCCGTTCTGCTCCCGGAATATGTCGTAGTAGGCCTCGATGAAGTTGAAGAAGACGTCAGTCTGCAACATCATCTCCAACGGGCGGTACGAGTTGTAGTGGTTCTTGCCCAGACGCAGGTACACCTCCAGGCAGTGGTGCGCAATGGCACCCAGCTCGAAGTCGATCTGCGACATGAGCGTGTTGTAGTGGTTGATCGGGATCCGCACGTTCGTCGGGTGAATATCCACCAGACGACGGATGATGCCGGACTTAGCGTCCGAGATCTTGACGGGCTTGTTGGTGCCCATCAGGAGCAACGCGAAGATCTTGGCGGTGTAGCTGCTCTTGAACTTCTCGTTCATCGTCATGCTCTCGTGCGAGATGATCGAGTTCAGTCTTGCGTTGTCCTCGATCTTCGAGAGGTCACCGTCGCCCTGGATTGCAACGAGCGGGTTCCCCTTGAACACCTCTGTGGCGAACTGGGCGTTGTTGCTGCCCAACTGCTTCGCCTCGAACGACGTCGTGTAGCCCACGAACAGCCGCTCGATCACATCGAGGATCGTTCCCTTACCACTACCAGGAGGCCCATAGAACACCCCGAACTTCTGGATGCTCTTGGAGTCCCCTGACACGACCGAGCCGATGAACCACTCGATCTTCTCCCTTTCCTCTACGGAATATAGGGTCCCGACCAGCTCGTCCCAAGCTTCAATCGAACCAGGAGCCAGCGAATAGGGTAGACGCTTAGAAGCGTAGTCACTCTTCTTGACCTCCGTGTTTGCGAAGGTGAGGTTCTGATCCAGCTGCACACTGTTGTCAGACACCTGGGCGAGGAAGCGCTGGAAGGTACTCCAGGACCCCGTCTCGAAGTTGGTCATGTCCTTGATGATGTAGGGAATATCGCTCTTAGCCGCGAACTCCCTCAACTCCTGGTCGACGATCTCGGCAAGCCGGTACTCGTCGGTGGACCACAACCCTGCTTCCTCATCCCAAACGGCATAGAAGCCCCCACCACGGACCATCAGGTCGGTAGATCGTCCGACTTTGAAGCCGGGATATAGCTCAACGGTTCCGTTCTTGTTCTCTTTCGTACTGAACCGATAGAAGTCCATCTACCCTCCTTTCGGGCTACGCGGTGAGTTCGAGCAAATATGCGCTAGCTTGGTACCAGAGCTCCACCTCTCTTTGGTCACGCTGGGGACGGCGGAGAGGGAAGAGTCCCCCGTTCCCGCGTGCGTCGTACGTTCGGAATATGACACGGTTCAGGACCTCGTCGATAGTGGCTTCCGCCTGGTCGTTGTACTCCCGGTCGTTGTACTGGAACAGATTGAGCACCTGAATAAGGTGCCAGAACCAGACGCGGGGCTGACCCTCAGTTTCGAAGGCCAGCCGCCGCGACAGTCCAATCAGGAGCTCCAGCATTGAGCAGCCCATTGAGAGCCACTCTTCGTCTGCATCGAGCCCGCATTCCTGGAGGAACTCCAGTCGCAGGTCCCTCCCGTCCTCGACTCGGTTGTCGTCGTTGGGGACGAACCAGACAAACTCCTTCTTGAAGAGTTGCCTGGTCAGGGACCAGTGTGACTTAGAGCGGTTCCTCAACTTGGGGTTCCCGTTCTGGCTGTACAGCCAGATGAGGTAGTCCTCGTCGAGTAGCACGCTCATCAGTCATCGTGCTCCATGCGGAAGCGACGGTTGGGCCGTCTGTGCGAGTGCTGAAGGCTCTCGCCCTCCGCATCGTCGAACCCCAGGACCTCCACGGAGAACTTCCCGTTGGAGCGAACGATCTCGAAGTCCATCTCGAGACCCTCGTTGCGAACGTAGACCACGTTCTTGTCCTTGGACCCGTGGCCGAACGCCGTGAGGGCGTCGTCACCGACCACGTTCGTGTCGTCGCCCACAGGCATGTCCTTCTCGTCCACCAGGGTGTCATCACCCTCGTAGTAGGTCAGGGTTGCCTGCTCGTACTCCGTCTCGTTCTCGAAGTACTCGTCGTGGTGGATGATGTAGGGCTTGTCGGGGTTCTCCGCACGGATAGCCAACTCCGCGGGGTAGTCCCACTCGCCTTCCACCTCCTCGACGGGCGCCTTGCCGGCGAACACGTTCTTCGGAGCCTCGACCTGAAGCTCCTGCACGGGCTCGCTGATGGTCTCCGCCGCCACGACAGGCGCGCCGAAGTCCTCCTCGCCCGGGTTGTTGCCCAGATATGACTCGTGGGCTTCCCGAGCAGCCTGGGCCTCGGTCGAGTAGACCTGCTCCAGGATCTCCTGCGGGGTGGGCTTCACGTCGTTGACGACGCGCATCGAGGCGTAGTACTCCTTGGCTGCCTCGATCTGCTTGCCGGCCTCCTCCTCGAACTCAGCCTGCAGACGCTTGATCGCCACACGGTAGCCAAGGATCGCTCCCGCACTTGCCGACACGACGGAAGCCGCACCAACAAGCACCGCCGGCTTCTTCAGGATCTGGGTGATCGCTTCGCGGTTCATCGCTCACACCTCAGATCTTCCGCAGGAGCTCGGACACGGGGCCGTCGACGTTGAAGTCGAGCCAGATCCCGTCGCCGTGCACTGCGAAGTTGTAGTACTCGTCCGACGAGGCCTCGGTGAAGACACCGAAGTCGATGTAGCCGTCGACCGACTCGTTGTACTTCTTGGAGACCCAGCCAACGTGCTGGCCGGCCTCCGTGCGCTCGAGCCCCAGCTCGTCGTAGACCTCGTTCAGGAACACGATGCCCTTGGAGTTGAGCCGGTCGTTGACCCAGTTCTGCTTGAGCCGCAGGAACCCGACGCGGTAGTCGCCGTTGGTGTCCCAGTTCCGGTTGGTCTCGTCGAACAGCCGGGCGTAGGGCGAGCCGCCCTTACCCGATGCCTTCTTGACCTCGACCTTCTTACCGTCGATCTTGACCTTCGTCGTCTCGACGTCGGCGTAGACCTCCCGCTCGCGCTCCTCGCCGATCTCGTCAGCGACACGCTCGCGGTACTTCTTGAACGCCTTGTCCAGGCCGGCGTACGCAGCGGTCAGCGCCACGTTCCGCTTGTGGAGGATGCGGTGCGACTGCGTGAGGCAGACGACCGAACCGACGCCCAGGATGACGGACGGGCCGTACAGACGGGTGAGCTTGCGACCGGTGACGGCGTAGGCGATGGCCTTCTCCTTGCGACCATCGACACGACCGTCGTTGGCCTCGGCCCACTCGGTGTGCTGCTTGTGCTCGTCGAGCACCTTCTCCACCTTGAGGGTGGCCGCGCACGCGGTAACGACGGTTGCGCCCATGAGGACGATGCCGGCGCCGAAGAGGATGTGCGGGGAATTCTGCTGCGTCTTGGCGGTCACGAGAGCGACTCGTGAGGCCACGCTAGCGGGCAGGTGGAACTTCATCTTGTTTTCTCCTTCAGGATTTCTTCTGCGACTGGAGCCGTCGGAGGACGGCGATGACTTGTGCGTCTTGCATCTTGTCGACCTTCGCCGCCCACGACTTGGAGGTGGGGTAGAAGGCCTTCAACAGCGAGCGCTCGTTGTGTGTTGCCATGACCCCACCCCCTACTTCTTCCTGGGGTGGCTCTGACGGTGGAGACGGAGGGACTCCGGACGGACCGGGTGGTTGAACCCGGCCGCCTTTGCGCGCTTGTTGCAGACGGCGTTCATGTAGAGGCCGTCCGCCTGGATGATGCCCCAGCAGGGCCAGCCGATGGACGCGGAGTGCTTCTTGCACTCCTGCCTCTCGGTGACTGCGACCACGAACAGCTCGGTCGTGGGCTTCTCGTTCTTCGGAGTGGCGTTGCGGTTGTACATGTCGATCTCCTGTTTTAGTAGAGCTGTTGTGGGGATCAGTCGAGAGCGCCGGGGCGCGTCAGGTCGAGGAGATATCCCTCGTGGACCTTGACGATGTCGGTACCGACCAGGTCGGTCCACCCGAAGTTCTCATCCGTCGGCTCTCCGGTGCGACCCAGCAGGTCCCACAAGTCGGCGACGGTCACGGCGTTGTACTGGTCTGCAATCGCGATCATCGCGTCGAGGACCTCGGTGGCTTCCACCCGGTTCTCGAAAATGAGCTCCTGCAGGTCGCGGATCTGTGCCCGCCCGCGTCGGTTGGGCATCTGCTGCCGGGGGTCCGGCGGACGCAGGCTGCTACTCGAGGCCGAGTAGCGGTTGTAGGCGTTGTACGTGGCGTTGCCGAACATCTGCTGGACAGCGCTGCCACCGCGGCGACCGCGACGGACCTCGCCGTACATCTTCCGCTCGACGCCGGACGTGAACGCGTCGAACACCATGTCGCGCGCCGACGGGACGAGGATGTCCTGCCAGACGTACTGCACGACACTCTTGCTGTCGTCGCCGACGATGAACTCCTTGATCTTGCGACCGAGGGGCTTCTTGCGTGTGACAACCGCGCCGGACACGATCTTCTCGATCTTCTTGGCCGGCTTGGCCGCCTTGGCGGTGTGCTGCTCCTTGTCCTGGTGGCTGTTGCCGGGGAACTCGTTGGTCATAATTCGTCCTTCGGGTAGATGGAAAAAATGAAAGGGCGTGGTTAGCGCCCTTCCATTCGGAGGGGTAGTACGGGGTTCAGGCCTTCTTGGCAGAGGTGAACGCGGCAGCGATCTCGTCGATGAACCGGTCGGTGTACTGACCAGCAGCCTCGCCAGCCATGGCGCCGACAGCAGCGGAACCCACGGCGACCTCGATCTTCTGGATCTTGGTCTCGGTGGGGACGTTGTTGCGGAGCGCCTGGCCAACGGTGGCGGAGGTGCAGATTCCGACGACGATACGGGTAACGAGCTTGATGGTGTTCAGCTTGGTCATGATGGTTCCTTTGGTCGTAGTTGGGGTCTCATTATGAGGCGTGTAAATCTTGCGACCTACGCGCCGATGAAGGCCTCCAGGCGCTCGATCAGGTCCAGTTGACCAGAGTAATATGATCTACTCTCGTCGTCCTTCTCCTTTCGGTGCGCCGTTTCAGCCTCGGCCTTCTCACGGTGGAGGACCGTCTGAATGGCCTCCACCGTCATCCGTCCGTCGACCTCAGCCATCGCTTGCCATCTTGTCCTGGAAGGCCTTCTTGGCCTTCGCGTAGGTCTGCTTGACGTTCTTCTTGATCGGCTCGTCGTAGCCGGTCTCGACGAGGACGCCCCACACCACGACGCCCGTGAGGACGACCGTGGTGAGCTGCCGGCGGTTTCCGGTGAGCAGGCCCTTGCCGTTTCGCTTGAGCGAGACGAGGCGGTCGATGCGCTTCCGCTCCTTGGCCGCCGCGATGGCGTGGTCGGCGAAGTTCTGCTTGGAGTAGTACTCCTCGAAGAGCTCCACGTAGCCGGGGATCTTGGCGACCTTGTCCTCGATGGCAGCGTTCAGAAGCTTCCGTCGGGTGCCTGCTCCGGCCCCGAAGAACATCTCTGCGCGCGCCCAGTCGAAGGCGTCCTTCTTTGCGATCTTGCTGACGTCCATGTTCAGTCTCCTTCGTTCATGTAGATCGGGGTATTGACCCCATAGGATGGAATATCGGGGTTCTGGGTCACGAAGGCACCGTCGGCGTTGTACTGCTTCGCCTTGGCCTCTCCGTACATCCAGTCCTCGACGTCGAAGGAATCGTCCATGTGGCGGACCGCTTCCTCCTGCGTTTCGAACGGCCCGATGACGATGTCTTCCCACTGAGTGTCGTTGTACTCAGGGATGTTGCTTCGTTCCACGACGACGTACCAGGACATGAATATCAGTCCTCGTCCGAGTAGTGCTCCGGCTTGATGTAGCCGGACGGGCGTCCGTACTGGCCGTAGCCAACCCGACGAGCGGGGCGACGACGGGGACCGTAGACCGAGTCCTCGATCTGGTGGACGACGGCCTGGGCCACGGCCTCCTTGAGGATCGGGAAGAGGTAGGACTTGATGAAGGTCTTGATGAACTCGAGCATGATTGTTCTCCTTGTTGTTGGTTTCAAATATGGGAGTGAAGCATTCGTAAGCAGGGCACCTTTTCACATTGGGGGCAATGCGCTACGGCGGTCGTTTAGTCGTCAGGCGTCCGGACTAGGGTGAGACCCCTACTTCCCTACAGGGACCCTCGCCTTCTGCCCTTCCTACGAATATGGGTGTTACTTGGCGGACTTGCGCTTGAACGCAACCATGAGCTGCGCCTGCGTCATGTCCTTGGGGCTGTGCACGGGGACCAGCTTGGCGAACTCGTCGTCCGTCATGGCGAGGAGCTCCTCCTCGGTGTGGTCCTCGAACTTCTTCTCCGCGTTGAGGTCCGTGCCGGGCTGGATCGCCGTGGCCGGGTCCTCCTGCCGCTCCGAGGCGGCCTGAACCATCTCGGTGATCTGCGCGTTGGAGGGGTTGGCCGCCTGGGCAGCCTTCGCCTCCTTGACCAGCTTCGCCGGCAGACATGCCTCGACGAACTGACCACCGCTGTGCGGGTCCTGCAGGAAGCCGATGATCAGCTCCGAGCACGCCGGCGACTGCTCGAACCTGCGGCTGAGCGGCCGGCCGTTGTCGTCCTCCTTGCGGAAGCCACCCTCGGGGGTGCGCTCACCGTAGGCCGACAGGATGATCTTCTTGAACAGCTCGTAGGCCTCGGGGCCGTTCTGCGTCGACTGGAGCTTCTTGAGGGTGCCCTCCAGGTCGTCGACCTCGAGCATCTCGATCACCTCCAGCTTGGTGAAGTTGAAGTAGAAGTCCTCGGCCACCTCCTGCGGAGGCTCGGCGTAGTTCTCGAAGGTGATGGTCTTCTTCAGCATCTTGTTCTTCCTTTCAGGCCGGCTGCGTGCCGACGAAGTCGAGAGGGAGTTCCCCCTGGTTGCGGATGCCATCGGCGTGCGCCTCGATGACGGCCGCCTTGAGCAGGATGAGGTAGTTGATGTGGTCGCCGATCTTCTCGTCCCACATGTCGAGGGAGAACTGAGTCGGGTCGCCGGCCTTGAGCATGTCGTAGATGGAGGTCGTGTGCTTGACCATCATCCCGCCCAGTGCCTGTGCCGGCTCGATGTCGCCGAGGACCGCAGCCACGTTGAAGTTGTGGAGGCGGTCGTCGTCCGTTGCGTACTCGCCGGCCTTCTTGAGCAGGACGTCCCTGGAGGACTGCATCACCTGCTCGAAGACCTCCGAGAACTGCTTGCTGTTCATGCGGGCTCCTTCTGGTTCAGCAGCATGTGGATGCTGCGCTCGAAGTGGACCCGCTGCTGCTCGTAACCGAGGGCCATGACCTCGATGCTGAGCCACGCGTCGTCGCGCTCCTGGGTGACGCGGTCTGCACGAGTCATCTCGTCGGCAGCCCAGTTGTCGTACATCATGGCGAGAAGCTTCCAGCACTTGGCGTCGTCCTGGGCGGACTTCGTCTGCTGGGTGCTCCGCAAATATGCGAAGCACAGACCGGCGATGATGAGGAGGAGAATGATGTAGAGCATGGTGTCCCTTTCGGGTAGATGGGCAAAGAAAATGAGAAGGCTAGCAGTGTTTGCTAGCCCTCTCATCGGGAGGCGGACCTTGTGGGGTCTCAGGCGGTGACAGCGGCCTCGAGGACCTCTTCGGCCAGCTCGGGCTTGGTCTTCGTCTTGTAGGCGACGAACGCGACGCCGGCGACTGCGGTGGCAGCCAGGGCGATGCGAACGTTGCGCTTCTTGAGGAAGGCAAGCTTCGAGGTGGTCTCGGGGGTGGTCTCGGGGTTGGTGTTCTCGTTCATGAGGGTTCCTTTCGGGTAGTGGTCTCATTATGAGACATGTATTTTTCGCGAGGGGAAAGACCCTCAGAGAGGGACTAACCGAATGGCCAGTCCCTCTCCCAGAGCTCAATCAATCTCGCACGCTGGGCCCCAGTCAGCGGTGGCTTTTCCAGTAGTTTCGGACGGGGGCTACGGCGAAATCCATGACGAGGACGGGCCGCTTCTTGCTGTCGAGGTTGCTGGTGAAGGTCACCTCCAGCAGGTGGTCGCTGGACCACCCCACCTCATCGCTCTCCTTGGTCTTCTCCAGGCCGAGCTGGCAGTAGAAGTCCGTCAGGGACGAGTAGTTGTGGTGCAGGATCTGGTAGTTGATGGCGTTCTGCGCGGACTTGATGTCCTCCATCGTCGACCGGAAGTACCTGGACGAATATGCGTCCTTACAACGCACACGACCGTCCTCCAGCTCGGAGTCGATCTGGCCATCGAGGTCCGGGTCACGATCGATGCGATCCTGCTGCACCGAGGCGCGAACCTTCTCCTCCTTGTCCTTGCCCAGCATCTCGAGGACCTTCTCCTTGTACTCGGAGTTGGCCTTCTCAGCGATGGTGTAGGCGGCGGCCAGTGCTGCAAGCCGCTTCGAGCTGATCCGGTTGGCGTAGTAGATGCACCCTACGGTGACGCAGCCTGCTCCAGCTGCGGGGATGTAGAGCCTCCACGTGAGCCTCACGGACTCCTTGAAGGTCCGCGGCGCGATGACACCGGGGTTGTCCTTCTCGAAGATCTCACGGTTGCGGTCGTCCTCGGCGAGAACTGCAGCCGCCTTGAACGCCCCCTGGCCCGTGAAATATGCGGTCACGACGGTACCGGTCATACCGATACCCGTCAGGATCGCCGGAGCATTGTCCTCCGAGACCTTGCGGAGGGTGTGGATGAACTGTGGAATCTTCATGGTTCTCCTCAAATATGGATGGGTCAGATGCAGAGGGCGATGACGTCGATCTTGTCCGAGGTGATGTCCCCGAACCCGATAGCCGCCAGGGCCTCGTTGAACTGCACGACGGCTGCGCCCGGGAGCTCAGCCTTCGGGTCCTGCTCAGACGTCCAGCAGCTGTCCTGGTGCTTGCCGAGTACGTACGCCGGCGAGTCCTTGACAGGCTTCTGAACGATCTGCTGGTGCTGCTGCGGAATATCCTGCATTCCGCCTTCGATGATCTCCTGCTGTCCGCCGGTCAGCCAGTGGACCAGAAGCGCCCCGACAAGCAGGCCGCCGATGATCTTGGCTGTGTTGACGAGCGCTCGCATGCCGGCCTCCTTCAGGGTCTTCGGGGCAACGGGCTTCTTGATGATCTGCATGGTGTTCTCCTCTGTGGGTGAAATATAGATGCCGTGGTTGGCGAAAAGAGTGAGACGATGTTCGGCTCCACTCCAATGGTGGAGGGAACACGGGATGCGGTGAAGCATTCGTCTCATTAGGGGGCATGTATTTCTCGCGAGCTAGCCTCGGCGAGTGACCCTCATGTCGATCTCTCGGATCCTGCCGGTGGTGTTCCCCCAGATGCCATTTGGCCCCCTTCCGTGGGCGACCCCTCCTTCGGAGTCCTGACCGGCTGCGAACGCGGCAGAAGCGATCTGAGCAGCGTCTGCGGCGCTGTTTGCGGTGACCTCGACGGAGCGAGTCTGCGTGACGGTGTAGTGCTGAATCTCGGGCATGCTTCCTCCTAAATATGGGTGGCGAAAACCGTGAGCCAATGCTTGTGGGCATTGACTCTTGGTTCGGGATCTACTTGATGTTGGCCTTTGCGGCAATCACAGCAAGCTCGGATCCGAGGTCGAAGACTCGCTTCAGGGTGTATCCAGCGCCGACGATCATGGCGACCTTCTTGATGTCATCCTTGACGATCGAGTGGATCATCAGAATTTCTTCAGTGCGGTCGACCTTTTCGGTCGGGGTGGAGTCCTTGGCGGTCTTGGCAACCTGGACACGAAGTTCGCGGTTCTTGAACATGGTGGTCTCATTTCTGGTAGGGGTCTCATTAAAGGCCATGTATCGTTCGCGAAAACCGTGACCACGAGTATGAGTCGTGGTCAGTGGTTTGAGGTCAGGGAAGGTCGTAGTAAATCTCGAGGAAGACTGCGGTGATGGCGTCGTCTCCTTGCTTGATCGTCTCGGTCAGCTTCCCACGGATCGCGAGCAGGAACAGGCGGTTGTAGGCTTTCTTCGCCTTCTTGGGGTTCAGGGCGGGAAAGCCGTCAACAACCTGACGCTGCATAGCGAGGTGGAAAACGGTGGAGAAAGTCAGGACGAAGGTGGCGGCGGCAATCGCGTAGCGGGTCTTGTCGGTCATGATGGTTCCTTTCGTAGGGGTCTCATTAAAGGACATGTATTCCCTGCGAAAAATGTGAGACCATGTATTCACTGACAGGCTTTAACTGGAATGAAGCTCCGTCGAGCTAAGTAATTGCGGAATTGGATGGTCTCATTATGAGGCGTGTTTTTCTCGCGAAAACCGTGACCACGAGTATTAGTCGTGGTCACGGTTTAGATGACGTTACGAGGCGGGAATGGTGGTTCCTTTCGTAGGTGGTCTCATTATGGGGCGTGTAGGAGCCGCGACTACTTGTGGTATTAAGTTTGGAAAATTTAGAGGGCGAGCGAAAATGAGAGGGCCTGCAGGGGTTAGCTGCAAGCCCTCTCATCTCGAGGGTGTCTTGGGTGGGGGTCAGTGGCTCACTTCTTCGTGAGGAAGCTCCAAACCTTGGAAGTGATCACTGACGTCTTCTCGTGCTTGATGACAGCGAGCCCAATCGCCAAGTTGCCGACAACCGTCAGAACAGTGTTCGGGTCCACACGCTTCTTTTGCATTGCGTGGAGGGCCGTCAGCTGCTCGACGGCTGCCTTGTATTCGGGCGAGTGGGCGTCGAAGCCTTTCAGATCACGGAAGGCGTCAGCAATCGCCTCGGTCAGGTCGGGGTTATCCTGGTTGAAGTTCTTAAACATGCTGGTGTCCTTTCGTAGTGGTCTCATTATGAGGCGTGTTTACCCCGCGACCCTACGAAATATGGCTAGGCGCCACGGACGCGGAGCCGAAGCTCCTTCTGACCTGACTCGAGCGCTGCGGGATCGATGCTGACGCCCACGTTGGTGACGTCGTTCTCGTAGTCCGGCTCGAGGTTGACGCTGCCGTCGAAAGCAGCGCCGGAGTTGTTGTACTGGCGGGAGCTGAGGCCCAGCACGGTACCCAGGAACGTGCAGAGCACCGCGATGGTGCCGACGACCTGCTCAGCAGCCGGGAGACCCAGCGTGCCGGCGAGGGAGAAGTACGCGGCACTGAGAGCCGGCAGAAGGATGAGCGTGGCCCACTTCAGCCGGGCGTACAGAGTGTTGCTCAGGAAGGGCTTGGGCGTCTCCGGGGCCGGAACCACGACGGGCTCGTCCTGCGGGACATCCTCAGCGGGAAGATCCTGGTCCATATTTACTCCTGTTCCTGGCAGACGACGTTGTCGCTAGCCTGTGTGATCGTGCAGATATAGGTCTGCGAAAGCGGACCTTGGTTGACTGTGAAGATGAACGTGAAGGGAAACGCGTCCTTCCCGTCCGTACCCGGGGGTCCTTGAATGCTCGCCCCTGGGGGTCCCGGCGGCCCTGCTGGACCCGCTGGCCCGGTTTCACCAGGAATTCCGACGCCGTCAGCGCCATCCTGGCCATCAGATGCGACACCATCCTCTCCCTTCCGCCCGGCAGGTCCAGTCTTGCCGGGGGAGCCGTCGACCCCATCGATGCCGGGAGGGCCCGGAGGCCCCTGCTCGCCCTCGATGATGACAGGTGAATCACTGCTGTTCTTCGCTCCGTCACAGAGCTCATCGGCATCCTCCTGAGTGAAGCCAACAGCGGTCAGCATCATCGCCCCTGAGGTGACGTACTGAGCCATATACATGGCGCGGCGGATGCGGGGGGTGTCGCTTGAAGGGATTCATCACTTGCCTTCTTTCATCTTGGTTGCTTCGGCCTGGACCATCGAGATGAAGCGACGCCACGGGAACGCGCCGGGGTCCCAATGCGAGGACTGGTGGAAGGCGCGAGAAACGTCGGTGTGTCCGCAGATGCCCATGCGACCGGCCTTAACTTGGGCCACGGTGAGCTTGCGGATGGGCACCCCATAGGCGAGGCAAAGTTCGGCGGTCAGGCGCGCGGTGCGTTCGAGGACTGCCCTGCCAGGCACGGTGCGCCAACGCAGGAAGCTCACCCGACTTGGCATGTCGCACATCTCGATACCAATCGAGTGCTGGTTCGGGGGTGCGTGCCAGGCGATGGTGTTGTCGTAGACACACTGGAAGGTCTCGGCAGCGTCCACCACGTAGTGCGCCGAACCGCCCGCGTGCTGAGTCTGGAAGTAGGCGGCAATCTTGCGCGCCAAACCAGCACCAGAAGGGCTGACCGTGGAGTGAATCACGATGCGGCGGATCGGCTTGTTGTCGCCCGCCGAGGTATGCGCGGCAGGGATATACGGCGGCGAGGGAGGCGCGAAAGTCTTCGGCCTCGGTGGGCGTGGGTCAGGCTTCGGCGGTCGCGGTCCAGGGACGCCTGCGCCCTTCGCCAGAACCGAGTGCAGGATCGCGCGCGCCTTCTCGGGCCTCATTCCGCCAAGGGGAATGCGGATGACGTGCGCGGGGACGACCTGTGAGTGAGGCGCACCCTTGACTGCGTCGATGACACCCCACCACGGAGAGTCGGCGGGGATGTGGTGACGCCACAGCAGCATCGTTGGGACGCCCGCGGCCTTCGCGGCGGCCATGCGGCGGATTGCTGCCTTCTCCCAGGTCGCGGTGCGGAAGCGCTGAATCACCATCGCGATGGCGTTGCGGCCAGCAACCTGCCGCCAGACCTTCGGGTCTTCGAGGCCGGGTGAGGGCTTGGCTTCGAGGCAGAGCACGAAGCCGGGGTCGGCCTTCTCGGCGGCATCGAGTAGTTCGGTGATGTTGGGGATGCGGGCGCTCGTCCGCTTGCGGTTTCGGCGCGCCTGGCATTGGGCGAAGGTCAGCGCATCGGCTCGCGGGTAGAGCGGCCAGCCACCACCAGCAGCCCAATGGAGGGCGACGATCACGCCGTCAGCGGTGGAGTGCACGTTCACGTCAGCGCCAGCAAAGCCAGCCTTGATGGCACTCAGCACGCCAGCAACAGAGTCGCCGTCGAGGGGGTTAGTGGTGTGAGCAATGAATCGCATGGTTTCACTTCCTAAAAATGAAGAACCCCGCTTCATCGGCGGGGTTCAGTCGTTGTCGAGGTCGGGCAGTTTGGGTGGCTTGGGCCAGTCGGGGTCATCCTGGCGCAGGTGGGCCGATCGTTCCTCGATCGCACGCGATGGCGATCTGCTGCTTCAGCGTCTGAACTTGCGCCTTCTTGTCGAAATATGCATTCCAACCGACGGCGATGAGAGTCCCGAGCGTGAGCAGCCACAGGATCAGCAGAACGATCAAGGCCCTACGCATCCCAGAGTTCTTCCCCTGTTCAGCCGCCTCATATTTCAGATCGTCCAGTGGTGATGCGTCGTTCACGTACCCTCGCTTTCTTCCCCGGGGATCTGCCCCCGAAGGATCTTGTTCTCCGCTCGCAGCTCACGGTTCTCCTTCTGGAGTTCCTTCTTGTCAGCTTGAAGCTCCGTGATGTGCTTCTCCTTGCGTTCGTTCTCGTCGATGAGCGACATCATATGCCCAAGAATATCCCGCTCATCCAGGCCGGCTTCGACCCCAGCACTTGCTGCTCCATCTCGTTCCCTGCGGTTGTTGATCATGGCAACGGTCACCACGCCCACCGTCGTAACGATGGTTGCAAGGACAGATATGAAGGCCACCTGGATGTTCGGGTCCATGGGCTAACCTCCAGACTTGTCGATCACTCTCGCCGTAAGCAACGCCGCCGACATCATGGCCAGTCCGCCGTAAACGGGGATGGGGGTCGCAGCCGAGCCCGAGTAGTGAACGACGGCGATGGCGAAGCAACCCATCCAGATGAGGTGCCAGAACATCGACAACCACAGGCCGATGATATTCGGCCATCTGAATGGAATCGACATGAGTAGGGCAGCTACGAGAATCCAGACCCCCCAGATCCAGACGTGCCCCGCCGAATAGTCGATTAGCGGCTGATATGACGGAACCGTGAAGCGTTCCTTGCCCCCCGCTAGGACAGCAACGCCAAGGCCCACATTCACCATGATCATGATCGTGGTGAACCACTGAGCAAGATGCTTCTCGACCCAGAAACCCTTGGCAAAGTATTTCAACTTCTCCACCAACTCTCTCTCCGTCTACGGGGCCACTAGCCCTGGATATCCTCGATCGCCGTCGATGTCGTCCGTGCGGACGTACTCGGAGACGATCATGTTCTCAACCATGCCATAGTCGCCATGGATGCTGACC